CCGCTTTAGGGTCTCGGGAAACCAGGGATTTTCTTTGTATGAAACTTTTTTTATGACTGAATCTTCGGGGGAATTGAGAACAAACCGCTTGTATGTGGGATCGTCCACGCTATCGGGGTTGAATGATATCCATATTTCCGACCCCTCTTTCCGAATGGTGGGAATGAGTATCTGCCAGCTTTCCTCGGAAACCTTCTCGGCTTCCTCTACCCAGCAAATATCAATGCCCTCCATGCTCTTTATTTCGTGAACATTCGAGCGAAGTCCGCAAAAAATAAACTCGCTTCCGTTGGCCCCCCTGATGTTATACTGAGTGATGTTATACATGTTTTCAAGGCCAAGCTCATATATCTGATCCTTGAGCAGCTTATGAACAGAGTCGGCTATTGACCGCTGCAGCTCGCGGGTGCAAAGAATACGCATTTTTTGTTTCAGGGCGAGAACAAGAAGCACACGGGCGAACCCCCACGATTTCGATCCCCCCCGGCCCCCGTAGTATACCTTGTACCGCATCGGGGAAAACATTTTTTCCATGTGGTCGGGGATATCGAGCTTAAGATTGTTCGGCTTTGACAAAGTTTACCTCTACCTTGAGATTCATTTCTCCGGTGTGCTCGTGCTGGACCTTATCGCGCCATTTATCAGGCTGCCTGTTTTTCAACCAGAATATTTGAGCTATTGTATCAGGTATGACCTGCTTTGTGGTGATTTTTCGCTTAATTCCGGGGAGCTCTATATCCTGCCCTCGCTTCCCCTTTCGTTTGAGTATGATTTCTTCTTCCTGAATTTCTTTATATTCGTATCCCATAGCCCTTTTATATAGGCTGTTTTCAACATGAGAGTCAGTTACCTCCTTGTTCTTTTTTAAGGACTTACGAAAATCAGGATATTTCTTTTTCCACTCATTGAGGGTCTTTTCCGATATCTCGAAGCTCTCAGCTATTTCAGTATCTTTATAGCCATGTCTTGATAGCCATGCCCCAACAACAGGGTGAACATCTGCTTTGTATTTCGTCGGTCTGCCTTTTCCTTTCTTTCCCATAACACATATATACTGATTATGTCACATTATTTCAAGTAAAAATCAATCACCAATAATATATTTGATAAAATCCTTGTTCGCCCGCATGAATTCAACGAGATGAATGCTGACATCTTTTCCCTTTCTCTTGCCGTCGATCGCAGGGAAGCAGCCGTATATCTCGTCGAGAGCATGAAGCGCCTCATGCATCAAAATGTATTTCTCTCGAAGAGGAGACATTCCGGTTTCAATCGTTATCAGTTGTTTTTTGTATTCTACTATTCCGAAAAGTCGTTCGCCCTCTTCAGAGAATAACGTCTCAACGCGTTCGATCGAATACGGCAATATGCCGATGGTGATTGTGCCGCCGAAGTGTTTCATGGGAATATCCTCCTGATTTTTTCTCCGCCAATATCATACAAGAACATATTTTCCTTGAAGTTGCCATCCTCGCCATAGGTGCGGAAGATGGTCTGAAATCTGTTTTTCTGTGACCACTGGAATAAATCTTCTTGTGCTTTTAGAATATCCAGCGCCATTTTGATAGATTCATGAAAGCTACTTCCGAAATATCGAAAATATCGAAGTGCCTTAATGATTGCGATGATTCTTTTCAAGAACTATCCTCCTCAGAATGCTTCCGATAATTGATTCATCAAGAGCATCCATAATTTCCTTTTTTAAATTATCCAATTCACATTGAAAATCAAATTTCCGAAAATGATAGCTATTTACAATATGTTTTTTATCCGAAGGACGTAATATATCATAATCAATGCTGTACCTTGCGCAATATTTCAATAACCTCTTTTCATTCATTATTCATTCCTCCTCAAAATAATTCCCCCTGTCCCGAGTCGTGCCCATACGCCATGTTTCGGGCCTCGATGCCCTCACCAGTAAGTGCGTACATACCCATCTCGTCGCTGAATTTTTCGACGCGCTGGATGTAGTCCCGCATCTCGTCTTTCGTCAAATCGCCGGTGCTGGGGAGATAGCCGATCAATACTTCCTCCCCATCCGGCGTGATTCGCCATACAGGAATGCAGCGGCTCTGGTGTTTTCTCGGTATCTCGCCGTATTCGTGGATTTCCCGGAATAAAAAACGCTTTTTCATTTCGATGTGCGCCTGAAATTCATCTCCGTCAAACGCGGCTTCGGCGATAGGCGGGATCAGATAGCCACGATAAAATTTGTGCTGATGGTACGCGACGGAATCCTCCTCGATGCGGATCTCCCGGACTCCCCGCCGTCCCTCGTTTTTCTCGATCAGCTTCTGCAGCTCGGGAGGATGCGGATCGTTCAGGAAAACGATGTTGCCCCGCTGAACCTTAAAATGTGTTTCAATTGATTTCACTTTATGTCGGCCACTCCTGGCGAAATATACCATTCCAATTTATCGAAGGGCAGTTCAAGAAAACCGTACCTTTTGTCCCTTGTTGCCCTTCTTGTTTTTGCGTGATGATCTGAGTCATATTGAAGATGACACCTTTGACACATTGCCTTCAGATTTTCTTCTCTATTGTTTTGAGGATCATGATCAAGGTGGGCCACAGTCAAAACGACTTTACTGCCAGTCACAGGGTGAGGCTTGTAATTTTCTGCTCCACAAACTTCACACCTATTCTTTGCCCTTTCAAACCGGATTCTTTCTGAAATTTGTTTCCAGTTTTCAGGGTATAGTTTTTTATTTTCTGGTTTTATTGGCATTCTCCCCATCTCCTTTCTTTTCAATTTTTGTCATATCTCCACAGTCTTCGCAGATCCCCCATGTCCCAGCTTCCGATCTCGCTCCGCCTGCATTTCCCGCGCTATCTCATACGCAGTCTCAGGCAAACATTCATCGCATATCCAGCGATCCGGCAAAATCATAAATCCGTTCACAAACATAGCGTCCGTATCCTGAATACGGCGAAACTCCAATTTCCCGCATTTTTGACAGCGAACATTGATTCCCTGTATACAGTTTTTCATCCCGTGCCTCCTTCCTGTATCCCGTGTTTCCACACGTATTTTTTTACGGCTTTTGCTCGTTCTATCCACTCGCCCCATGTTTGAGAATTATCCATTTTCTTCCAGAGGCCATCACAGCAATCTTGGGAATATTCTGAGCTACCTAAAGGGCATTGAATACACCCTGTGCGTTTTCCATAATAATATCTTCGACAATACGGGCAAGAACTAGCATACCAATTCTCACCAATTTCATCCTCCATTTTTAAAATGTCAACCCGCTCCCCCTCCGGTTGAGTTTTTGCCCACGCCATCATCCGGTTGTAGTGCCGGACAGTGAGGAGCATTAAAATCATGTTGGTTATTTTCCTAATCATCCCTGCGCCTCCTCATATTTTTCCAAACTGAACTCAAAATTCCTGCACTCGTCAGCCTCGAAGCCATAGTACCATGTGCAGGACTTACAGCCGTTTTCACTCCTCTCGCAATATTCCTCACGGAGCAATCCCAGCGCCCCGCAAAATTCCCGCTCGTTCCATGTCGGAACGTCCCCCGCCATATGGAGATCGTGATTCACAAGACAGACGTTCCGCGGATCATCAATCAACCCTCTCCCATATTTTTTCAGGTTCGCCTTCGTCTGCGGAAATTTGTGGTGACGGTCAATTTTCATTGGAACCTGCTGCTTGTATATCTGCTCATAATTTTATGATTCTCTCGGCACTCACGGCTTTGTGTAGTACTCGAAACGGAATTGCAAGACTATGGGTCACGTATCCGCGGTTGTGAGCTGGTATTGTGTCGCAGGTCCTATGCCATTCCATCTTGTTTTGGAGCCACGCCTTTCGGAGCATTTGCCAGTCATACAGCAAAACAGTTTCAGTTTTCATAAATGCGTACGCAAGATAATCTATAACGAGCTGTTTTTCGATCCACCCGATTTCTGTGTGGCCATCATCAAACCGGAGTGATAACATCCCCTCTATTGGCAATTTTTTCCTGTACCTCGACTATTTTCTCTATCGGTGTTTCAGATATAAGCCGGGCACGGGTGGAAGAGTGCTCGTCAACTGGCATTTTTTGTGGAGTTGCGTCATGTGCAACTCCAATCTCGGTATATTGATTCCTTCCGTGCGGAAAATTATCGTTGAGCCACCTCCCTTTCTTCTGCTCGATCTCTATGCGAAATTTGCCAATATCGTTTTGACGCTCGAAGCTAATTTTCTCCCGTCTGGCAAACTCGGCAATAGCAGCCGTCACGCTGTCTATTTTCCCGATCTCGTCGAACGTCTCAGCGATAGCAAGCGCATAGCGAAACGATTCTATTTTCTGTAATTCACTGCTCATTTATTTCCACCATGCGTAATTTTCATAGCTCCTCTTGCTCCTCCAGCACCCAGTGAAGCGCCTCAGCGAAATGAGTTACCCTCGCCATGTACGGCGACCACGGAGAGCCGGAATCCAGATATTTTTCCAGCTCCACGATTTTTTCCCGTATCTCTGTTTCGCTCCTCATCCCCCCCTCTTCACAACGTCGTATCTGGCATGACATCGAGCGCATTCAATCATGCCGTTGCCGATATAAAAAAACAGGCGACTATCGCAGGCGAAACATTCCCGATAGTGCCCATTCCCGTTTTGGAATGGAACGAGAATGCCTCCAGTCTCCTCGGAGAAATCCTCTTCCGGTTCACTGATAATGCTGTCCTCGTCGAAATCATCCTCGATGTAATGGATTTTCACCGTATGTCCGCTCAGCTCATCATCATCGGGAATTTCATCGACATTCATCCCGCCGGCCCGACAATTCGGACAGAGACCGTCCTGCTCGCTCAGCTCGTCGCGGGGGAATAATTCACCACACCCCTTGCAGCGTTTTCGCCTCTTCCGTGTTGTCCATGCGCGTTGTTTTCTCTCCTTGACTTCCTCGCTCATTGCCTTCTCCTCCTTTTCGTGTTTTATTCTCGCTTCAACCAGAGTCCTCCGAGCGAGCGACCTCGCAACACTCTCGCTGGTGGGATACTCTGTTTTCGGATATAAGAGCTTCATAGCATCTCCTTCAGGCGTCGCACGATCCGGTACGTGGCATAGGCAATTATTACGTTCGCGCCCGTGAGCACGTTCGCCTCCACAACCTGCCACATGACGCCATTGAATTTTCTGAAAAAACAGTGTGCGTCAACAAACAGGAATTCAATTATAGCGTCCACGGGTTATCTCCCTCCTGTTGCGCTCAATATCGGCGTGAAAACGCTCACCGCGTATTCGCCACATGAGATATCTGGCGCAGGAATAGAAAAGCCAGAGCCAGACAAGCACCAGAGCGAAAATGAGAATTTCAGATAGTGTCAACATAGGAAACCTCCTTCACCAAGTGTTGCGGAAAATAGTATTGAGTATATCGCCCCTGACACTGTATGAAGTCGTCATTTGTTTCAATGACCTTCATGTTCAGGAACGGCTTTTGATCCTCCACAACGATATTAATCATGTCACCTTTTTTGAATCTGAATACCGACTTCCTCATGGCTTCACCTCGTGAAATTCCAATATCCACACAAAGGGGTTGGACTCCCAATTTTCATTTATGACCGTCCATAACTCTCGAAACGCATCGCGACAAGTCACCCCTTCCCGTATCGCATCCTGCTCCGAGATGTCCTGCAAAAGCTCAACGCGGATGTTGTCTATTTCGAGGAGAATGCGAGAATATTTTCGTGGCATAAAAATTGATGGTGTCCACCTTGCCTCGGCATCCGGCATGTCGGCTCGGTAAATCGGTTTTCCATGATATTTATGGCAAGAGCAATCATCATAACAGGTGCATTCCTCAAATGAGTTGTATATACGGAAAGTTTCCCGCACCCACAGACGATCACCTGCCTCGCCGTAGGGGCAATTTTCAGCCATGTTTTTTTGCTCAGGGATATAATCCGGCTGGGGCTTGATCACCCGTCTCGTTTGCGTTTTTGTGCCGGCACGAATAGCCTGCACCATTTCGGCGCTGAATATTATCGGACGCTCTTTCACAGCGGCAACCCTATGTCCTCGAATTTTACCGCGCGGCCCTGGCGGGTATCGCCGATCTCCTCGATCTGCTGATCTCGTCTTTCTTCTGGTACGAGATCAGAAACACGCTCCCCGCGCTCAATGGCTCGCTTCGTCTTCTCGCACTTTTTGAGAATGTCCTCCTCGCGGTATCCAAGATCGCGGTATGACCAGTAGTGATACAGCACCTTCCCCCATTCGTGCAGTATGTTTCTCTCCGCAGCGCTGCGATCACAGCCGTCCTTTTCCCAGATATAATTCAGGACGCGGAGAAGTTTTTCAACGCTCCAGTGTTTCGTCTCGTCAATGACACGGGCAAGGGGAGACTTCCCCAACTTGCCTCTCTCCTCTCTCGCCGTGCCCCCCCACCATGTTTTTATGTCCGGTAACGACGGGAAAGTTTTATATTTATGGTTTTCTTTGATGGCGTTATATAACGCCTCAAGCTGCAAATCACCCATCTCCATTCTCTCACACCAGTCTCGCAGATCGTCAGCGTCAATGGGGGTGAAGTTCTTTGGATATTTCTCACACATATTTGCGATGAATTGATCTATATTCATTTTGCCATACCCTTCTCTTTCAAATATTTCAGGACCTTCGATCTGTCTTTGTCGCAGAAATTGCCAATCGGATCAGCCTCGGAAACAAAATTCGGTATTGCATTTTTGCGCCCTATGAAGTCCCAAAACGACCACCGGTAGTGAAAGAAATCGCTTCTCTCGAGTACCTCGCTGTAGTTTTTCATTGCTTCACGAATTTTTTCAGTACCCCAAAATTCAATATTTTCCCTGTGCCGTTTTTCAACGTATCGAATTGCAACTTCGGGTTGGTGTATGCGTATTTCGAGGGAGTTCCAGTATTCGAGGAGATCGACAATATATTTATTATTTTCTTTTTCTTTTTCTTTTTCTTTTTCTTTTTCTTTTTCTTTTTGGGGTCGCTCTGGAAAATAGGGTATCGATAGGGTATTGATAGGGTATTCCAAAAACTGAATTAATGACCGATCCTTGACTTTTTCAAGCTCATTTATTATACATTTTTGGACGGTTGGTGAGTTTGTATAGTTGTATCGAGGCCAATTTTTAATAGCAATTTCTTTAGTGTCAGGGTTATATTTTATTTTTTTATGCACCGTCTCAAATCTGTTGATCATGTTATTTATTGTGTCCTTATTGTATCCGGTTTCCGTTTCCATGTGCTTATATGATATTTCGTATATTCCACATTGACTCGTGTGCGGGTTGGTGAGCAAGTAAGTGTAAAAATATCTGTCTTCAGGTGTGAACTCGTCAATGATATCAACATCAGTCCAGAACGATGTTTGTAAATATCGATATTTAGCCTCTGCCATCTCACAATTCCTTATGCGACATAATCTATATTCTGTATAGTTCCGTTAAGGTTTTTCAAAGTCCTCAATTTCAAATTTCATTTCACTGAAAAAAAATATTTATGATTGCGGGCGGGCAAACTGCGCCCGCCGAATAGTACTCTTTTCCAGAACCTGACTACCTCCTCTCTGTATTTTTTTTAGCGGGCGGAGGCTGGCAACTCTCAAGCCAGCTCTCCGGTGAGATCGGAGAATGGACTCCGCCCTTTTGGTGAATGACGCCAATCTAATCACCAGCCCTTTCGGGCATTGGCCGGCGAGAGGAATTGAACCCCCAACAAACTGATTACAAATCAATCGCTCTACCAGTTGAGCTACACCGGCTTTTCGGGCAGCCGGGGAATTGAACCCCGGCTGTGCTTTGTGGATTAGCCAGGTTGCCGGATTCAACCTGCCCATTATTCCCCTCCCCTTCCCGACTGCTGTATACCGCAGTCAGCTGGCTTCCTCAGCC